TTCCAACCGCTTGTCGAACGCAAATACACCTTCGAATTCACCGAATACGAACTCGAACAGCTTGTCTGGTTATGGTGCTCTCACAGCAAAATGAACACCCTACTCGGTCAACTCGAAAAACCGCTTGAAGCAATCGGCTCACGTTTCAGTGCAATAACTTACAGCCACCATCACGAATACAAACGACACTACCTCGAAACCAAAGACACCATCGCACGCCTCGTCGAACCGTTCCAACAATCCGAACGCCTAAACTGGACACGTGCTATCAACCTCATTAACCGAGCAGTGACCAAGTAATCCTTGAATACTCCCACCGCCTCACACTCCACCTTTCCTGTGGGGCGGTTTTTTGCACCCGAAATTTAAGCTTTTGATGAAATTTCCACCGAAAGAGGAAAGAAAAATGAACGCACAACAAGCCCTTAAAAAATACCAAATCGCCTTGAAGTTAGCCCAAAGAAACTACCAAAGCAACCCCACCTACGCCCGCAGACTCGAAATCTACGAGCTAGAAGAATTAGTTAAACACGCCCAAAAATGGGTGCATTGAGGAGAGAAAAATGCAAACCTTGCTTAAAGTCCTGACAGGTATTTTCTTCGCCCTGCTTTTTTGTGCAGTATTAAGTCTTGGAGGTTGCCTCGACAGCCAACCAGAGCACGTGATTCCTCAAAACATCCACACTTGCCATTTGTGTGAATTTAGGAGCCCCACATGATTGACGCCACCTGTGAAATCACCCATCGACACGGAGGGTTTTGGTACGCACGAGTTCGATACAACCGCATCATTGTGTACAGTTCCAAGTTCAGAAGTAAAGAAGCCGCAATGGCACATCTTGCCCGTGAAATCGAAAAACGAAACGCCCTCGACGGCTTTCGTTTCAAGCAACCACTTGCAATGCCGCAATCCAGAAAAACGCCCGAAACAGGCGTGATAGCCAAACGACGACCACCACTCCCAAAATGGGATAACACTTGTTATTCGGTCAATCCGATAACGGGCGAACGCAAACCATTGTAAGAATTTAACCGCTTGCTTTCCCTTAAACTTAATCAGCTTGATAGTATTAGTAAAATTGCAACGAGCAAGCGGTTAATCTAATTAAAAGGAAATCAAAATGACAAACCAAGTTCAACAAACCAAACCGCAACAAGACAAATTCCCGATTAAAACCTTGTTTGAAAGCCCTGCGGTAAAACAAAAACTACAAGACTTGCTCAATAAGAATGCAGCAAGTTTCACAACTAGCGTACTTCAAATTGTGAATAGCAACTCAATGCTGCGTAATGCCGATCCGATGAGCGTATTTAACGCCGCTTGTATGGCAGCCACTTTGCAGTTACCGATTCAAAATGGTTTAGGCTTTGCCTACATCGTGCCTTATAAAGGGCAAGCTCAATTCCAACTAGGTTATAAAGGTTTAATCCAACTGGCCCAGCGTTCTGGGCAGTTTAAGCGATTGGTTGCTGTGCCTGTGTATGAAAAGCAACTTATCGAAGAAGACCCGATCAACGGCTATGTGTTCGACTGGAAACAAAAGTCTGAACCGACTGAAAAACCGATTGGCTACTATGCTTATTTCCAACTGGTTAATAGCTTTACCGCTGAATTGTATATGACCGCTCAAGAAGTAGATCAGCACGCACAACGCTATTCGCAAACTTACCGCACCTACCTTGAAAAACAAAAACAAGGTAAATGGGCGACGAGTGTATGGGCAGACAACTTCGAAGCGATGGCATTGAAAACGGTGATGAAGCTCCTGCTTTCCAAACAAGCACCGCTCTCTGTTGAAATGCAACAAGCCGTGTTAGCCGATCAAGCGGTCGTAAAAAATGTGGATAATGCAGAATTCGACTACCCTGATAATCAAGTGGAAGAAGCGGATTTTGTAGCGTTGAATGTATCGGATGAGCAATTTGAAAACTTCAAACAAACCATTCAAAACAAAGAAACCACGCTCCAAGAGCTTTGTGATAACGGCTACGAATTCAGCAAAGAACAGTTCCAAATTTTAGAGGCAATTGAAAATGCAGCACCTGTATCAAATGAAAGCTAGATGCTCAATGCTTCATCGCTTAATCGGTGAGCCGAAAACGAAAGCCGACCGAGAAGCAGGCAAAATTACCGACACAGCAAAATCTGCGGTGCGAGAAATCGCCAAGTTCGACCTCTTCGGCTGGCAACAATTCGAAGGCAATAAGTTCACCGAAAAAGGCTTAATGCTAGAAAATGAAGCGATCAAACTCAGCGGCTTAAAACGGGGCTTACCGCTGAAAAAGAACAGCGAAAGACGGGAAAACGATTGGATTACGGGCGAGTGCGATATTTATGTACCTACCCGTAAACTGATTATCGATACCAAATGTTCTTTTGATATTGGCACACACCCGTTCTTTGCTGATGAAGCGGAAGACAAAGCCAAAAAAGCGGGCTACGACATTCAAATGCAAGGTTATATGTGGCTCTGGGATTGCGAAGAAGCACAAATTGATTTCGTGCTTTTCCCTACGCCAGAAGAGCTATTAGGTTATGGACAATCAGCAGAGCGTTATATCGATTTAGTCGAACAAATCCCCCAACACCAACGCATCACCACCGTTACTATCAAGCGAGATGAACAAATCATCGAAAAAATCCAAGAGCGTGTGAGTGCTGCTAAAACCTATTATGATGATTTGATTAAGCAGATGGTGAGTTAGTCTTCAACATCTCAACCGCCTGAATAATCAGTTGGTTCTGAGGAATACCCCGCTCACGGCTTAATTGCTCAATATCTGCAATCACTGCGAGCGGTAACTTAAACGCCTTGAGTTTAATCCCGTGTTTTTCCTCAGAGCGTTTCACAATTTCGGTTCTTGACAATGCCATAATAAATCCTTAGTATTGGTTTTGAAGAGTAGGAGGATTTCTCCCCCTACTTAGTTGCATTCAATTAGTAAGCCGGCAAGCTAATCACTAAGAGAATGATAACTAGGATAATGCGGTAAAGCATAGGTTATCCCTCCAAAAGTTGGGGGGATTAAAGGTCGCACCCAGCTCGTTTTCAACAGTATTGCTGAAAATAGGATTATTATAGATTAGTTAACTAATTAAATCAAGAACCAATTCATTAAGCCATCGTTTTTACGGTGGCTTTTTTATTGCCTAAATGCCCTCCTCGTGAGGGCTTTTTTGTACCTAAAGGAAACCAAAAATGACACAGAAAAAATACGAATTGCTCAAAAACGATACTATTACCGCACCGCATTAAAGCCCTTATTGATTTTGGTGTAGTTTTAGCTGGCTCTCTCGGTGGCTATATCGAAAAAGAAGATAACCTAACTCATACTGGCAATGCTTGGGTGTATGGTGATGCTCGGGTGTATGGCAATGCTCGGGTGTATGGCAATGCTCGGGTGTCTGGTGATGCTCGGGTGTATGGCGATGCTGAGGTGTATGGTGATGCTCGGGTGTATGGTGATGCTCGAGTGTCTGGTGATACTCGGGTGTCTGGTAATGACGATCTAGTTTGGTTCTCAAATGTTGGAACGGAGCAAGGCACACTTACGGTTTATAAATCCAAAGATGATTCATTACTTGCTACTCGTGGTTGTTTTAGTAGAACGGTCGATGAATTTTTAGCGAAATCAGCAAAAGTTCACAATGAACGAGTCAAACGAGAATACCAGTTACTCATTGAAGTTGCAAAATCTCGCCTTCTTGGAGAAAGCTATGTACCTAACCTTTAACCCCTTTACCCTCCGCAAACGCCTACGAGAGTACATCAATAAATACGCCAAACAGGCACGTGTGATCGTGCATCTCAAAGGCAACCTTGCCAAATTACATCACGAAAACGACCGCTTGTTACGAGAAAATCATCAGTTTAAGCGAATGATAAAAGAGAAAGATGAGCGGATTACCCAAATGCACACCACGCTAACCAACAACCTCGATCTTGCCCGCACGATTGAATTTAATAGTCTACCGCGGAAGATGAAAAGAGAGATAGAAAGACAAATCAAAAGAGGGAAAAAATGACCATTATTCGCACTCAAACACATGAACGCCGTGATACTGATCCTGTTGATTACATTCTGCAATTTATCAAAGACACTAAACGCCTAAAAAAAGAAGCCGCGGAAAACAACCGACAAAGTCTTGTTGATTATTTAGAAAGCGTCCTTGATTTTATTACCTACGCCAGAGCTGACAGCGATCGCATTAACTTCTTAATGGATACCCCCCAATGGCTTAACGTGCAAACGGAAGACCTACGCCACTTTATTGATCAACAAATTGAAAAAGGAACAAAATAATGCAGGCAACTTCTACCTCTCCCTTTTTAGCTCACCTCTCACCTGAAGCCTTGCAAGCGAATCAAGCGATTCTTGCTCGCCAAGCAAAACAAATGGCTCGCCAAGCAAAAGCACGGCAGAACCTTGAACAAACCATTCGGGATATGGAATTCAGAGAAAAGAAGCAAAAGCAAGTGAAGCACACACAGGCGATCAACATTGCTCAAGCTAAACGTAAACGCATCACTCGCACCAAAGCCGATGATGCCTTTAGCCTTTGCGTCCGACTGCGTGCGAATTGCACCTGTGAACGCTGTGATGAACAATTCCCGCATAATGCTATGAAGCATCTGCACTGCTCGCACAATTACAGCCGCGAATATCAACAAGTACGATTCCACCCAGACAACGCCTTTGCTCTCTGCAAAGATTGCCACCGCTGGTTTGCAAATGCCAAACTGGAATCGACCGCTTGGAAAAATGAAATGCTCGGTGAAGAACGCCTACGCCGCACCTTCCAAGCCTTGCAACAATCCCCCCAGAAAATCAGTAAAGCTGAAGAGGCTCGCATTGCAGCCTATTACCGCATTGTAGCCCGCTACTTGCTCACAGAGCGAGAAAAAGGCAATACGACTTATTTATCGTTTAAAGGTTATGAGGGGTGAATGATTTACTCAAGCTGATTCAACAACTCGGACGCAAGCACGATAACCTGCGTGTCTTTCAAGACTTCGTGGAAATTTGTGCTTGCAGTATTAGCCGACCTTTTATCAATCGGGAAGACCGCTATTTTGCCCTCTATTCCCGCTACACCGATGAAGAGATGCAACAATTCCATCAAATGGGGCAAATCTTACTCCATGAGTTAGAAAAAGCACCACAAGATATTCTCGGGCAATGCTATATGCAGTTAGAACTTGCCAACAAACAACGTGGGCAATGTTTCACCCCGCTCAGCATCGGCAACCTAATGGCAAATTGTTTATTCCACCAAGCAATTGAACAACAAGGCTACTACACCTTAAACGAACCTACCTGCGGAAGCGGTGCACTTATCATCGCCTTTTGCAAAACAATGCGAGAAAAAGGCTACAACCCACAAACACAATTGCACGTAATCGCACAAGATATTGACTTAAAAAGCGTGCAAATGTGCTTTGTTCAGCTTTCCCTACTGGGCATTCCCGCAGAAATTCAACACGCTAACCCCCTCACGGGTGAAGTAATAGATTGTTACTTTACCCCGTTTTATTACTTACAAGGAGCTTAAATGCCCAAATACCAACTCACGCTTACCGAAAAACAAGCTTGCATCGTCCGAAATACCAACTCACGCTTACCGAAAAACAAGCTCGCATCGTCCGAGATGCGTGCGAGCTTTATGAACGCCTACACGCAGGGCAATGGCATGCAATGAAACACCTTATCCCTATCAAAAAAGAATTCAACTGGGCGATTTTAGAAGAGCGGTTTCGCCTATTCATTCAACCTTATTGTGATACCACGAAAATGAAGTTTGAACGCAACGCGGGCGATATTAAGCAAGTGCTCCGCCATCGTCTAGCATGGGATAGAAATCCAGAAGGTGAGGACGACTATAAATTCCGAAAGCCTTACATTGAAGGAACAGAACCCTCAGCACAAATTAAGCGGATTGAAGAACATCATTTAATTCATCAAAAGAAATGAAGGAGGCGTTAAATGAGTAACTGGATTAAATGTTCGGAAAGATTGCTAAAAGAATTTAATAGTATTAAGGAACGACTATGAGCAAAGAAAATAACGGTTGGATTAGTGCGAAAACCCAACCAGTCCCTTATGACGGCTATTTTTTAGCTTGTACTTATAAAAAGGACATAAAGATTTTATTTCGAACATCTGAATATGAATGTCTTGTTAAAGACAATTCTTTTTATACAGTAGATGTGAAAGATATTACCCACTGGCAACCACTCCCAGAATCGCCAAAGGAGCAATAACATGGGCGATGTTGGCGAAGATTTCAGAGCATATCGAACTTGGCGACGAGAAAAGAAAAAATCTAATGCTGAATGGTCGTTAGCTAAATTAGATGAGTATGGTATTAGCTATCAAACGAAGAACTATACGCATTACATTATCACCCATAACGGCAAAACGCTAGATTACTATCCATCGACTGGTTTATGGTGGGATAGAGCGAATAAAAAACAACGCAGAGGAATACGACAACTACTTAATCATTTAGAGATTAAGCGGGTTAAAGAGGAAATAGAAAATGAAAATTGAAGCAACATTATTTTGTGAATACTTAAAGTCCGCTATTTCGTTAGCCGAAAAAATCGGATACAACAAAGATGATTTAGTTTACGCAGGCATTGCTGAAGATGGCGTAAGGTTAGAAATTAAAGTGGTCGCCCAAAGCTCTGACACATTATTACGCTTCACTTTCCCCTGTCCTGTATCAAACTAACCCAACGCCCTTAGTTTTAAGGGCGTTATTATTTGGAGAGAAATAATGGAACAAATAGAACGCCGATTATATAATTTAAAATCCGTTGCAAATATACTCGATGTGAGTGTGGCAACGATTTATAGACGCTTAGATAGCGATCCATTCTTCCCCAAACCTAAACTGGTTGGAGGGAAGAACTTTTGGTCGGATATTCAGATTAAAGAGTATATTGAATTTATTGAGCAAGGAGGCTATAACAATTAGCAGCACATCAATGCTCGCCCCTCTGTCGATTTTTCGACAAAATCTCCCCACCATTGCATATATTCGATCCTTTGTGGCATATACTTTGCTTTATTGTATGTGCCACGCACGGAGGAATATTCAAAATGAGCTAAACATACCTCTATTATTTCGCTATTAAACTCAGCCTTATTCATCACAGTACTAAAAATCGAACGCAAGCCGTGTGCCGTTAAAATATTCTTATAACCAATCCGACTCAATGCCTTATTTGGCGTTTCTTTCGAGATAGGTTGATGAGGATTTTTCTTACTTGGAAACACAAAAGAGCTATTGTAACGATTCAACTTTTGTAATAACCGCAATACATTTATTGCTTGCGAAGAAAGCGGTAAAGTAAAATCCTGTACCTTTCCTTGTCTGCCTTTCATTTTTTCTTTCGGGATTTCGATTAAAGCATTTTCAAGATCGACTTCTCGCCATTCTAATTGCGTAATTGCACCTGCACGTCCTGCAGTTAATAGCAAAAGCTCTAATGCACAGCGTGTTTCAATTTCTAGCGTACTATCTTGTAAATTAGTAAATAATTGGGGTAATGCTTCGGGTCTAATCGTTGGATTATTTTCCGCAACTGGCTTAATAAATATCCGTCCAATGTCAGCGGTTGGGTTGTATTGAATAACTCCACGATTAACCGTATAAACCATAATCTGATTCAAATAGCCAATCATGCGATGAAGTGTATCAAGTTTCCCTTCTCTTTCTAATGGTTTTAATTTCTCAATGGCTAATGGAGCTGAAATGTCTGAGATAGGATAATGCCCTAATATTTTTAGTAAGTGACGATCTAGCCGCTTACCAATATCTTGAAATGTCACTAATTTTAATCGCCCAGTATCTACCTCATTCTGTTTGAGTAAAAGCCATTCTTTTGCCATCGCTGATAATGTGAATTTTTGTTCACTTAATGCCTGTTGTGTCTGTTGCAAGCGATAATCTTGCGGATCAATATTTTTTGCAAGCAATGAACGATATAAATCTCTAACTTCTCTTGCCTCTTTTAATGAAATCTCAGGAAAAGCCCCCAAGCTGATCAATGTTCTTTTTTTTGTAAAAGGCTTGTAATATTGGAAACGCCAAATTTTAGATCCTGTTACTCTTACTAATAAAAATAAACCGCTGCCATCAGATAATGAATAATCTTTTTCTTTTGGCTTAGCATTATTGATTTCTGAGTTGCTTAATGGTTTTACCGAAACCGCCAT